GCGCGGGCTAATGAAAACTCGCATCTGCACCATCCACCACGGCATTAGTGACATCAGGTGTAGCAAGAACATCAAGTGTCCACTCAGCATATTCATTCTTGTGTGTGTCGCTTCCTACCATATCAGTAAATGGCAATGGAATACGTGAAATGTCGAAAATTCGGTTCATCACGTCTTCACGGATTAAACCTTTGTATGTTGCCGCTTTCAGATCGGCACTATCGAGGTTCGCTGAACTCATTTTATTACCCCTAAAAAATCATTAATATATCTGTTTAAGCAACTCTGCTACTGCATCAGTTTCCGCTGCATGTTTGGCATAACCGCTTGAAGCTTTCGCTTTGCTAGTTAGTTGCTCCAACTTTGTCTTTGTTACTTGTTGCTTGCCTGTAGGTTTTTGAAATTTAGCCACAGGTTTTGCAAGTTTCTTTTCTGCTATAGTTTTACCAGCGCGGTACTTTTTGGCATCAAGTATTAAATCCAAAATACGTGCGTCTTTCACATCTGCAAACTCTTGGGCTGAAAACCCATAGGTATCTGATACGAAAGATTGCATAGCTGATAAATCAGCTTTGAATTTCTTTGTGTCAGTCCATTCAGGATGTGCTTCAATTGCCCTTTGAACTTGCTCTTGTATATACGCTTGCGTCTTTTGTCCAAACTCCTCTTGGTACTTTTGAGTCTCTTGCTGTTTTACTGTATCTGTAGCAGCCTTAATCTTTTGAATCTCATCAACACGGATATTGTAGTCCTGTACCAGTGCAGCATATTCCCCAGGATTCTGGAAGCGTAGGCTATTCCAATCTATTCCTTGATACTCTTTAACAAGAGCAGATTCAAGATAGGTTGTTAAAGCTTCGGCATCTTTGATCTTAGTTTGATACTCCTGCAGCACTTCATTCTTATGTGCCTCTAGTTGTTTTCTTTCTTCTGCTAGCGCTTTGCTCTTCTGAGTATTTGATTTGTTATTTTGGTAGCCAGCTATTAAATCATTAGCAGGTACTACTTCGACCTTACCATCTACTTTAATCTTAAAGCCTGCAAAGTCACCATCATCATCAAGAATTATCTTGTCTTCTGGTACACCTAAGACTTTCGACCAGGTTGCTTCGCCTTCTGCATCCTCAGAATCCCCATCATCGGTATCATCTCCTGATTGCAAATCTTCCGTATCAACTTGATCACTTTCTTCTTCATTACCAACTTCCTCTTCGTCACTATCCATTGAATCGTCGCTTGGGGGTAAATCCGGCTTTGATTCTGGAGCTTTGGGCTTAGATTGTTTAGTGTCTTTCTTTACTTCAGTTTGTGGGTTTTGATCTTCCATCAGCAACGCTGATATTTGATCTGTTACACTTCCGGTCGCCTGTGGGGTAGAGTCGGTTGTGACATTAATTTCATTATTCATTTAATCACCTTTTTAGGTTTAATAGCTGTAAAAGTGCCATCTTTATTACTTACCATTGCGGCACCATCACGATAAGTTACTGGATGATAGTTTTCTTCTTCACTAACATCACATAACCCATCTTTAAACTTTCCATTAAAATGATAAGTTGTTATTGACTCTGTGTCTTGTATGTCCATTAATCACCTTTTAATTGTTTAGACGCCATCTCACCTGTTTCAATATCAGATAGTATGGAACGTTCTAGTTCATTAATTGCATTTATTCTAGCGTGTATATTGTTATAAGCACCAAAGTTTGAGTTCTTAAATTCATCAAATAGAACTTTTTGCTGTCCACTAATATATGCCATAACCCAATAAGAATACGCCTTCCTAGCTAATTCACCTTGATGCACTTCTCGATCTAGTTGTGCTTCTATATCACTATTCATTATTCACCTTTTGTTATAACCGTCATCCTTATCATGGCTTGCGCATAAGTTAAGGTATTGTTGTTATAGGCAATAGCCACACCGCCTTGTAGAATAAAACCTAAGCCAATATGCCTATTAATCTCACTACAGAAAACATCACCATCTTCTGCCTGCACTAAAATATACTTATTCACCTTTTTCACCTTCTGTTGTATCGATAGATTCTTCCGCTGCTTGTACTAATTGTTGGTTTGCAATAAAGTTAGCATCTTCATCCGCTTTAGCAGTCGCCTCGATTTGTGTTAACTGTAGTGCAGCATCCAACAACATTTTTTCTTTATCATTTTCGTCCTTGTGTTTTGTTTTAATTGCATCCAGCAACATAGCTTGTTTCTGTAATTGCATTTCAAGTGCTGCAATTTGAGCTTGTGACGTAGCCTTATCCATTTCCCGTTGATGCTTACCCAGCTCAACCTGACCTTTAAGCTGCACATTAGCCATTTGAGATTCGGCTGCAGTAGTGGCAGATTTTGCAAGTTCTGCTTGTTGGCGCATCTGCTCTTGGGTCATTGCATCTTGTTTCTGGCCCGCTTGCTGAGCTTGTTGTGCTGCTTGTTGCTGAGCTTGCTGCCCCTGCGGGCTGCTTGGATCAATAAAGTAGCGTGTAGCGCCACTAAGGCCGCTAAATTTACATAGGTCATCCAATGCGCTGTATATTTTAATGGGGTCACATAACGCTTGCCCAGGCACCTGCATAATTTCCTTCTGCAGCATAGTGATCTGTGTCACTGCTGCCAATTGCGCTCTATGATCACCTGTCCCTGTACCCACCCGCACAGTAGTCTTCTGTCTGGGCTTCCATGATGAAGGGTTGACCTGTACCCATTCCCCTCTGAACTTAAAGTCCTGAACAACGTCCAGGTGTTTGACTGCAAGATCACGTATTTTGACACAAAGCGGTTTGATTCCAGTTTCAGCAATGACACGGATAATAAGCCCCACAAGTTCTTCTTTAGCCGTCATTAGGCGTTCCACGCCCTCTGAACCGATTGAACTTCCCCCTATATCCTGAGGCGAAGCATTCCCTTCCGCTGATACACCTACCCGTCCAGCTCTTACACCGTCCAAGTAGTTCATCATATTAAAACCTGCATCGCCAATCATTGGCGTCTGTAAGGGTGTAATTGCATCTAGCCGTTTAGCTCTGATAATACCACCTGGGCGGCTTACCAGCATGTCATCAACATTAACCTGGCCTTCAACAATAACATTACGTTGATTATTTTGCAGGTATAAGTTGTCCATAATATTGCGAAGCAATGCAGTCTTATTATCCTGTATTTGTTTAAGCCTATCGTATATAGATAATCCCCTAAACTTATGCGACATAATAATGGCTGTGCAAGCTATCCAAGGGTTGCTTTCCACTTCCTCTTTTGAAAGGACAACCGTAGGCGGCATGGAGTTACCAACAGTCACCTTCATCAGAGTGGCAATCCCATCCCCATCCATGTCAAGCTTAAGGAAGCACTCACAGACATCAACCAACTTTGAACTAATATCATCCGTAAATGTCGCCGGTATGAGCGTGTTCTCGTGTTGCGCACCAAACCGATACGATGATCTAAGTAAGTCGGCTTGAGCCAAGTTTTGCACGATCTCTGGATCATAGCCTTCTTCTATAAGGTCTGAAACTGATTTTGTTACTATGTGACTGGTAAACCGTGCATTATTCAGATTTATAGAATTATGCTGATTACTAACGCGAAACTGCTCAGGAGGGACAGCATCAACACATATTTTAGGGTTGCCGGTAGTGATTTTAATTTTGACATTAAATGTTGAAATAGGTTGTCCATTGGGATCAAAATCGGGTATCTCTGATAACTTTAATATTTCTACTGATTGGTCTGCAACCAGCATTTGTAATTGTTCTTGTAATAAACCAGTGTATGATTCTGTAACGGTTTCTTCTTCATCTTCATAGTAAACTTTTAGTATTCCATTACGTTGCATTAAGGCATCTTTAACAAACTGATGAATTAATATGAAACCATCGTTCTGTTTCATTAGAATGTCATAGACAAACTCTGATTCAAGTTCTGCTTGCTTCTCATCGTCTGGTCCAACCGGGTCAAATATAACCACCTCGTTGTTCTGAGTGAAGCTCTTCATCACCTGGGGAATAATCCACTCAATAGCATCTGCTACATCTGTGGATATAAGAGCCGAGCGACCTTCTTGTTCTGTACCCGTTGGATTACCCAGATAATAGTTCAGAGGGTCGATCAAGTCCTGTGGAGTTTGCACAGTAATATTGGCCATCGACAACTCATTGTTGATAATGGACAATATGTCTTCATCAGTTAGCTTATGTTGCTTTTCTCTGGCCATTTTATTAGTACTGTGCAAAATTTCAGTGTTTTATACTACAGGAGGCACTACATCTGGGTTCAAGTCATCCAATGCTTGGGCTGCCGCTTGCACATCAGTCACGGATTGCTCTTGTTCTGGTGTCAATGTAGCATCTGCTAATTGCGCAGTTAATGCATCAACCGCGGTTTGCAGTTCAGCAATTTTTGCAACAATCTCTTTTTCAGCTTTATTTAACTGGCCTTTGATTGATTGGTTGATAGTTAATAATTCAGTTATTTTCATTAATATATCCTTTATTGTGTGGTTGTCGTGGTTGTCGTGGTTGTCATCGTGTTCGCTATGTCTATTGTGCACAGCTAGCACCCTTTTTTGCCTTTGCCTTTTGGCATCGGCTCTTTTTTCTTTTTCATTATACAATTCCTATATTATGTTTTGAGTAATCAATTGCCCGGTAACGATCCGGGTTATCCATAAGTAACGGGTGTGCTACTGCACATAACCCAAACGCATCTGCGCAATGCGAACTCCAATCATGGTCTGGCCCAAGCCCAATACCACGGGATTCGTCTATTTTTTCGTGATACCAGCCAATGGCGTCTAGTCCGCCTTGACACTTACCCACATTAAACCACATGGACGGAAATAACCTGCGGGCGGCTTCTATCCGTTGTTTAGCTGCACCCGTGCCTTGGTTTTCTATGGTAACCACATCAAACCCAGCATCCTGTAAAGCGGACTCATAGGTTACGGAATAAACCTTGTCATGGTTAATTCCATCGTGCGGTAATACGCACTGCGCATGACCATAGCCATTATCCCTCAACCAATGGACGTGCGTAGCTAAAGGTTGTCCTACCGCTTCATAATAGTCCAAGAACCGTATCTCCCTTCCTATAAACTGAGCAACCCATATTGCGCAAGCGTCGGCTCGGGCACCCGTACCACCAATGTCCCAAAAGGAACGGATTGTCATTAACGGATCACGCGCAACGTTGCTTAAGCGGCCTTCTTGCTTGGCTTCGGTTAAGTTCTTTGAGTAGTATGCAGATTCTGAAATGGTAACGTAGTCTCCATTCCAAATATGTTCGTATTGGTCTGGGTTAATGCGTAAGCAATCTAAACGCTCTTGTTCCAGTTCAGGGGGAAAGAAAGGATTGTCATGCCAGTTAGCCTCGATAACCACACTGTTAGTGGGCACCTGGTCACCACGTAGCATTTTATCCACGGGGTCTTGCTTGCGCCGTGGATTCCAGCTAAACCATATTTCTGAACCAGGGGCTCTTATGGTAGGTGTTAATAGTTGTAACGAACGTGATGACATGGTTTGAGCTTCCTCAACCCAGGCACGATCGAAGTTTTCTAAAGACTTAATGGATTCAGCATTCTGATCATTCATACCGGTAAAGATAATTTGCCCTTGCCCAGGTGTTTCAATAAGTTCTTTATAAATTCTAAAGCCATTGCGTCTACCTAACTTAAAGGAACCTATCTTATCCTCTAAGAGTAGCTTGGCGCTATCTTTTAAACTCTTTTGTACTTCCCGTATGCAGACAGACCGGAAACCTCTAAACCTAAAATGATCTTCTATCATTAACGAGGCAAACGTGTGAGATTTTCCACTACCGCGCCCACCATACAAGCCTTTATAGCGTGAGGGTTGTAATAAAGGCTCTGCAAACTTAGGTGTGGGTATTTCTAGATGCATTGTTTTCGTTAATAATTAGACGGGTTATTTTAATAACGTCATCTATTGTGCTTTCATCCACTACTGCAGTAAGACCATGTAATTCGGAAAAGGATTTAATAGCGGCCACCCTTGAGTTGGCGTTATTCTGTTTATCCTTAACTATTTCCATCAACTCTTTACCACACCATTCTTTCCTACGCTCCCTCTGCTTATTAACATCCTTTTTAGCGATCTCAATCTGTCTAATAACATAGGCATCCCTCATCATGGCATTAGACATCATTTGGAGGGACTCTTTGTTGTAACCCATTCGGCTTACAGCATTAGATGCATTAAAGTCTAGAATATACTCATTAACAAATTCATCTCGAGTACCCTTTTCTTCCTTAGTCAAGAAGCCTCCTTGGGATTTATTAGATGTATACATTAGT